AAACAACTGCCCAGTTACCAGCACCACGGCGTGTACGCTGTGCGATTAGGTTTGATACACGGTTGATTTGAACTGCAAGTGCTGCGTGTTCGTCACCAACGAATGTAGCTGTACCTGATACTGCTGCTTGGTCGTATGTTTGTGCTGCTGAACCTGCAAGTGAATCTAGTGAACCTAGAATCTCTTGGTCGATTTCAGCAGTAATTTCTTGTGCTAAAGCAGCCATGATTTCTGCTTCAACGTCGATGCCATGCTGTGACTGTGCGTCTTGAGCTGCTTCGAATGTCCAACGTGCTGATAGCTTACGTGTTTTAGCTTCAACAGTTTGTTTCAAGATCTGGATGCTTAGACGGTTACCTGCTGCACCTTCTAGAGCTGCTGTATTTGCTGCTCTGTCAGTTGCTGCTGCACCTGAATAGCCTTCCGCAATCTTGAATGGGCTTAGTGCTTCATCACCAGCAGTAGTATCTGTACCACTTGTTGAGTTGAATGAATCACTATAACGCACACGTAGAGTGTGGATTTGGCCAACTGGACCAGTCATTGGCTGAACGCCGACTAGGTCGTTTGCAATTACTGTTGGCATTACACGTCTGATCACTGGAAGGATCACACGGTTTAAAGTTGCGATATTACCGGCAGATGTTGCACCAGCAGTAGCAGATTCTGAAAGATACTTGCGAGTATTTTCTAATGTTGAAGCCATTACTGCTTTCTTTGTGCCTGATAGGCCTTCAAGAAGTGCTGATTTAGTATCGTGCCAGCGACTTTCTAATAGTTCTGACATTGGTTTCTCCTCTTTATAATCCAGCTAGACGCTTAATGTCAACTACATTTGAGTCGAATGCGTCTGCTTTTATGTCATTGTTTGTTCTGTTGCCTGTTACTTCTTTTGCCTCTGCTAATACTGCCTTTTTCGCTGGACCTTTACCGTCGATAACTGCCGGTAGGTATTTGTCAAACGCTGAACGTAGTTTAGTCGTTTGAACAGACTCTAGCAAGTCCATCATAATGTTTTTCTGGTCTTTTGAAAGTGGACCAGTTAGTTCGTTAAGAACTTTTGATCTTTCTGCTGATTCAATTAATCTCTTTTTCTCGTTATTAACTGTTTCGGCAATTTTTACTGCTTTAGCCGCTGCTAGTTTTGCTTCAGCTAGTTGCTTATCTTTTGCTGCAACTACCTTAAGCATTTTAGCTGTTTCACTCTTTTCATTTAGATATGAGTGAGTATATTCGTTGCTAAACGCTTCGAATATTTTGCGACCAAAATCATTTCTACGTGCATCTTCGATATCTTCTTTAAGTGCTGTAATTTCAGTCTTAAGACCTTTTGACACTGTTTCTGATACCAACGCTGCACTTTTCTTGATAAAGTCTGACTTGACTTTAGCAAGTGTTCCTTTAGCTTCACGTACTAGACGTACTTTTGTTTCAGCTAAGTCTTTTTTGTCTTCGTAAAACTCTGCAATTTCTTTTGCAAGTGATTCAACCACAAAGTCTTCTAGAGCAACAAACTTGTCAGCCATTGCTTTTTGATCACTATGTAGTTCTTTGATTTCTTTGCTTAATTGCTCAGAAACAAAGTTTTTTAGAAGAACTGAATTGTTACGCTGTTGGACTGCTAATTTTGCTTTTGTTTCTGCAAGTTGTTTGCGATCTTCAGCAAATTCAGCAATTTCTTCTGCTAGTTTTTCTGAAATCATGCTATCAATGGCTTCTACCATAGTTGATTTATCATGCTCGTACTTTTTAGCAAATTCTTCACGTAGTTCTGCAGTTACCTGAAGGCGATTTTCTTTCACCTTGGCGTTCCATGCTTCTTCTAATTCTGAACGCACTTCTTCCGATAGTGCTGAGTTTTCGAAGAGTGATTTAAGTGCATCTAACATTTTCTATCCTCTCCTAGTTAGCGGAGTTTGCTTATTATATCTAATAAGCTCTCTTTTAAATACTTCTGTGCCTGTTTATCGCCTTGAACTTCCCTTGCTGATTGGAACGCCTTATATCCACCACGTGAATTCATTAGGTGTTCGTAAATTGGTGTTGGGTATGCTCCCGGTGCACTAGGTTGAGCTACTACATCAACTGTAACAATCTCAAATTCGCTTACTTCACCGGATCCATCTTCTTTTACATTACCACTACCACGCGATGAGACGCCTAGTTTAACTCCGCTTTCAAGCATTGTTTTAACTAGTTGTCCCATCGGAGTAGGTAGGATTTTTAGTTTACCGTAACCGTTAGGTCCGTCCATCCACATTTCTGAAATCATGTGTGATACACGGTCTAGGTTGATATTAAGTCCGTCTGGGTGATCTACTTCACCTAACACTGAGTAGCCACCTTGGATTTGCTCGTTGAGCGTGGTGACAGCCCTGCCAATCTCATTTACGGGATAAACACGCTGATTTGCGTTGCGTACTCCGCCTTGAATACAAATACCTTTCATATAAAGATCTTTGCCTTCATTAGCAGACTCAACGACAATCTTAGCCTGGTCAAAACTCAAATGTTCGTTCAGTAGCTTCATCAAACAGTCCTCTTATTTGCCGATAATAGGTGTAGTATTAGCGGCTTGCTCTGGCTTGCCTTTTTTCTCAGCACCGTGGCCAGGTTGTGATGCCATTTTAGTAGCACCCTTCGCACCAGGAACGTTTACGTTCTTAGTGTTCATATCTTTTGGAGTACCTTTTAATACGCCATTTCCTTTTAGTTGACCTTTGTTAGCTTCAACACCTTTTTCGTCTTTGCTTTGTGCAATGTTTGATGCTGTGCCACCCATGTCATTTTTGCCTGCAACAGCTGATTTAGTACCGTTAGTACCTGTGTCACCCATTTTTGCAGTTACTTTTTCAACATATTCACGCATTTGCTCGCCAGCTGTTTTTGGAGTTTTTGATTCTTCTACTTCAGCTTCTTCTTCTTCAAATGCAATTGATTCTTCTTCAGCTTCTTCTTCGTCGCCTTCTTCTGAATCCATGTCCATTGGTAACTCGTCGTCGCCTTCTTCGTCGCCCATGTCCATATCGCCGTGCTCTTCTTCGCCAGCTTCATCAGCCATTAGTGCTTCAAATTCTGCTTTTAGTGCTTCTAGTTCATCTTCTAGATCCATTACACGATCTTCGATGTCGCCTTCGCCACCTTCTTCGTCACCCATGCCCATATCCATGTCCATGTCGCCTTCGTCGTCCATGCCTGGCATTTCAATGTCCATAGTCATATCATCTGCTGGATCTTCTTCGCCAAAGAAGCCTTCTTCAACTTCTTCATCTTCTGACTCTTCTAGGTCGTCATCTTCTGACTCGTCTAAATCATCATCTTCTGATTCATCTAGTTCGTCTTCTGACTCTTCTACTTCTTCGTCAGTTGCTTCATCCACTTCTTCTTCTGTATCTTCAGCTAGAAGTGTTTCATAAATTTCACGTGATCTTTCTACCACGATTTCATGGAAAAGCTCTTCTGCACCTTCTCTGTCTTCGTTGACAAGGCGTTCAAGCATTTCTTCAAACTTGTTACGATCAGTCATTGTTAATCTCCTTTATATATCTTTACAAGGCTGTCTATTATATTTACACTTTTTGAAAAATATATGCTTAAAATGGGCTCAAAACAGCACATTTTATGAATTATAAGGTTTTAGCTTGAATCTTTTTTTAAAATCTTCAAGTAAAATATGTTCTAGATTGTTTAAATTTTCTAAATGCTCTGGTATAAAACTCGTTTCTTTTTCAATTATACGAACGTATTTAGTCCGCGGATGAGACTTAATTGCAGTAGCAGTTTGTCTAGTCCAGTTTCCATAGTACGTTGCACGGTCTTCAGTTCTTTTATAATTTTTAGTTCCTGCATAAATGTTGTTTACTTTGTCGTTATCGTCACCTATACCTACATAGTCAAAACCTAAAATATAAATGATATTTGCATTATGTGTACTTGCTAACCATAATGCTGTAGGTCCACTGCTCCAACCTTTGTTTGGATTAAAAAGATTAACACCAGGAGTACGTTTTGTTAACTTGTTTGGATTAGTCCAAACTTCATTATCCAAATGATATCCAACATCAGTAATTTCTATAATCATTTTAGTATCAACTGCTACAAGATAGTCAGGCGAAAAGGTTCTATATAACGCATTGCATCCGTATATAGTACCGTGTTGTTTTAATTCTTCAGGATTGATTGATTTTCTACTGACACCGTTGCCAAGAACAAACGATATTTTTTGAGTCATTACATACCGCCAGCTGCTGCCTGTGCTGCTGCACCGTACATTTGTCTAACAAGACTCAATTCTTCTTGTTTTAATTTACGATGCATATCACTTGCTTTGCGGGCTTTGTTGATATCTTTTAAAGTTAACTTTGTTTTACGAGTATCTGATTTTTCATAGGCATTGGAATCGTCCTGTAGATCAAAATTTTCATCTTCTACAGGTTCCATTGTTTTATCATCAAAGTAATAAAGTTCACGTAGTATCATGTTATTATTTATCTTATATTGTTTGTTCAACGCCGCCTTCAGCAGGAGCACCGCCTAAGTCAGCACCAGTTGCAGTTTCAGGAGGTGCTGCTTCTCCGCCTTCAACTGGTGGAATATCTCCACCAAGATCTGGTTCCATGCCACCTAAATCTGATGCCATTCCAGCACCGCTTACACCGACACTTCGTAGTTCACCTGAAGCATCAGTTGGCATTTCAAGATTTTCTTCGTTTTCTTCTCTCCATAGACGTTCATTTTCTGCAATTTCTTCATCACTTAGTCCTAAGAAACGTTTTAATGCAAATCTATTTGACATAAATGGAATCTGTTGTATAGTAGTAAATGTGTTAATTCTGTTGTTGTCAAGTTCAGCTTGACGATACGCTGCAAAGTTTTGCGGAGGTGTAAGTTGTAAATCAAACATTGCATAATCAACATTTGCACCTCTGTTTTTTAGATAGAGTTTAAATTCTCTGTTGAATACTTCTTCAACTAGGCTTTGCAAACGTTCACAATATTTGTTAAAACGTAATTCTTGGATGTATGCTGTTCCCACACGTCCATCATTATATTGGCTAGCACCGTCATCTGCTCCAGTTGGTAAGTACGAACTTGGGATACGTAGGCCGCGTACCAACTTATTAGTAAAGTATCTAAGGTCATCAATCTCTCCTAAGTTTGTACCACCTGGTAGTGTTTCAAC